TCAATCGGCGAACGCCCGCGCCCTAGTTTCGTCGCCCAAACTGGCCGGCGCCGGCGCCGCGCGCAATTGTGATCGGCGCCCATGCTCGAACGCGCGTACGCGATCCTCCACGTCAAGAACCTCGACGCCGATCGCCGCGTGATCACCGGGATCGCCACCACGCCGACCCTCGATCGCCAAAATCACAGCCTCGATCCCGCCGGCGTCACGTTTCGGAATCCGCTCCCGCTCCTCCTCCACCACGACACCGAACGCCCGATCGGGCGCGCCATGTTCAACGCGCCGACCGCTGACGGGATCACGTTCGAGGCGACGATCCCGACGATCGACGAACCCGGCGCCGTCAAGGACCGGATTGACGCCGCGTGGCAATCGATCAAAGCCGGCCTCCTCTCCGGCGTCTCCATTGGGTTTCGGATCCTCCCGGACGGCCTGAAGGCCCGCAAGTCCGGCGGTTTCCTCCTCGCCAAGACCGAAATCTGTGAACTCTCGCTCGTCACGATCCCGGCCAACGCCGAGGCCTCGATCCTGACCATCAAGGCGCTTGACGCGCCTCACCTGGCCGCGTTTGGCCGCACCCCGCCCGGCGTTTCGGGCCTGCCCGTCGTTCGCGTCAAGGACGCGCCGCCCATGAAAACCGAAAGCCTCGCCGACCAGATCGCCGCGTTTGAAAAGTCCCGCACGGCCAAGGCCGCCGACCTCGTCGCCCTGATGACCAAGGCCGGCGAGGACGGAACCACGCTCGACGCGACGCAGACCGAGAAATACGAAACGCTCGAACGCGAAATCGCCAGCATCGACGAACACCTCCCGCGCCTGAAAAAGGCCGAGGCCTTGGCCGTCAAAGCCGCGACGCCGATCGCCGCCGCCGTGCCGCTGACCGAGGCGCGCCACGTCCCGATCGTGCAAGTGTCCAGTCCTCTCCCGAAAGGCACGGCGTTTACGCGGTACGTCATGGGCCTCGCCGCCTCCAAAGGCAATCTCATGCAAGCCGTGGAAATTGCCAAGAAGTGGGACGACTCGACGCCGGAAGTGGGCCTCGTGTTTAAGGCCGCCGTCGCCGCCGGCACGACCACGGACGCGACATGGGCCGGCCCGCTCGCGCCGCTCACGCCCCTCGCCAATGAATTTATGGAACTCCTCCGGCCGGCCACGATCCTCGGAAAGATTCCGGGATTCCGCCGCGTCCCGTTCAACGTCTCGATCGCGTCACAGACCGGAGGCGGGACGTATCAGTGGGTCGGACAGGGCGCGCCGAAACCCGTGGGCAAATTGCAGTTTGGATCGATCACGCTGACGATCACCAAATGCGCCGGGATCATCGTCATCACCGAAGAACTCGCGCGCGTCTCGACGCCGTCCGCCGAGGCCGTCATCCGGCAAGACATGATCAACGGGATCGCCGCGTTCCTCGACACCGAATTCACCGACCCGACTAAGGCGCCCGTCGCCGGCGTCTCGCCCGGCTCGATCACGAACGGCGTCACCCCGATCACGACCGCCGGCACGACGCCCGCCAATGCGCGCACCGATATTCAAGCCCTGGCAAACGCCATGGTGGCCGCGAACCTCCCGATCGGTGGCGCCGTCGTCCTGATGTCGGCAACGAACATGCTGGCGCTGGCGTCCTCGCTCAACGCCCTCGGCCAACCGCTCTTCCCCAACGTCGGCGTCAACGGCGGTACCGCTCTCGGCTTTACGTTCATTCCGTCCCAAGCCATGGGAACCACGGTCGCCATGGTGCAACCGGATTGCATCCTCTACGCCGACGACGGCGGAGTCACGATCGACGTCAGCCGCGAAGCATCGCTCCAAATGGACACGGCGCCGGCGAACCCCGCCGACGCCACAACCGTTATGACGTCCCTGTGGCAAAACAACCTCGTCGGCCTCCGCGCCGAACGGTTTATCAACTGGAAAAAGGCCCGCGCCGGATGCGTCCAGTACACCGTGGCGACGTACACGGCCTAACCATGGATCGCGTTCCCATGATCGTCCGGCGGAGTGGGTACCTCGACGGAGCGTACCCACACGCCGGCGACACGATCCACGTCGATCCCGACCTCGTCGATCGCCTCGAACTCACCGGCTTTGCGCTCCGGAGTCCTGACCTATGGAACGAGATACCCGCGCCCAAGTCGGCGAATCCCTCGACGTTCGCGCCCGCGTCTATCACACCGAAAACGGAAACGTCCACGCCGAAGAGGACACGTACGCCGTAACCGATCGCGCCCTCGCCGAGACGATGGTAGCGATCGGGTTTGTCGCGCCCGTGGGCTGGACGCCGGACGAACCGCCGCCGATCGAACCGCCACCCCCCGCGCGTATCGGCGACCGATGAGCCTCGGCCTGACGTTGTTTGGCCGGCGCTTTGAACTGACGACGAAATCCGCCGTCCCGATCGCCCCGTCCACGGGCCGAGGCGCCTGGTACCCGTCCGTCCGCGAATCGTTCCCCGGCGCCTGGCAACAGAACGTCACCGTTACCGCGTTTACGGCGATCGCCTACCCGGCCGTGTTCGCGTGTATCACGCTGATCGCCTCCGACATCGCCAAACTTCGCCTCCGGCTCGTGGAGCAAGACGAGAACGACATTTGGAACGAAACCGACTCCGCCGCGTTCTCGCCCGTGCTCCGCAAGCCGAACCACTACCAAACGATCATCAAATTCGTTGAACAGTGGATCACGTCCAAACTCATGTGGGGCAACGCCTACGTATTGAAAGAACGCGACGCGCGAGGCGTGGTTGTCGCGCTCTACGTGCTCAACCCGGCGTACGTGACCCCGCTGATCACGCCGGCCGGCGATCTCTACTACCAACTCGGCCGCGACCCGCTGACCGGCCTCCTCCAAGACGGCATGATCGCCGCGCCGGCCCGCGAGATCATCCACGATCCGATGGTCTGTCTATTTCACCAACTGATCGGCGTCTCGCCGATCTACGCCTGTGGCCTGGCCGCGCTCCAAGGCCTCAACATCCAAAACAATTCCACGCAGTTTTTCGGGAACGCCAGCAACCCCGGCGGGATCATCACCGTCCCCGGCGCGATCGACCAGGCGAAGGCCGACGAACTGAAGGACAAATGGCAAACCGGATTCTCCGGCGCGAACGCCGGCCGCGTCGCCTTGCTCTCCGCCGGCATGGAGTACAAGCCGATCACCGTCAACGCCACCGATGCACAGCTGATCGAGCAGTTGAAATGGACGGCGGAAACCGTCTGCTCAACGTTCCACGTCCCGCCCTACATGATCGGCGTCGGCCCGCCGCCGCCGTACGCGAATATCGAACCGCTCCTCCAACAGTACTACTCACAGTGTTTGCAATCGCTGATCTCGTCGATGGAACTCTCCCTCGACGAAGGCCTCGGCATTAGTGAACGCATGCCGGACGGCACGCAGTACGGTACGGAATTCGATATCGACGATCTCATTTGGATGGACACGGCGACGAAAACCGCCGCCGCGAAAGATTCGATCGGCGCCGGCGGAATGTCGCCGGACGAGGCCCGCCGTAAATACTTTGGCCTCGGCCCTGTCCCCGGCGGGAACTCGCCGTACTTGCAAGAGCAGTACTTTAGCCTGGCCGCGCTCGCCGCCCGCGACGTCGCCAACCCGTTCGCCAAACCGGCGCCCACGCCAACCGTTCCGCCGGCGCCCGTGGATCCCAACGCCGCCGACCAGACGGCCGCCCTCGTGGCCGCGCTCTATCGGAAAACCGTGAGCCTCCGTCATGCCGCTTGACGTGGAGCAAATCGCCGACGCCGTGGCCCTTATGGTGGCGACCGCGATCGCGCCCGTCCTCGAACGCCTGGCCGTCCTCGAAACCAAGGCCACGCGCGCGATCGACACCACGGATCTCGCCATGCTCCGCGCCGACCTCGATCTCCGCCTCGCCGACCTGGCGCAACAGGAAATCCCCGGCCCGCCGGGACCGCCGGGACCGGCCGGCGCCGATGGCAAAGACGGCCTCAACGGCAAAGACGGCGCGCCGGGCCTCCGGTACCTCGGCGTCTACGTGGACGGCAAGGACTACGAAC